CACCAGCGGTGGCCCGGGGCGCTGCGATGGCCGCTCTAACCCTCGTGGCGCTGGGCTCTTTGCCCGGCGCTTCTGCTGGAGCGATCTTCTCAGCCCAGGCACCACCACCAGAGCAGAACGTCATCATGGCGGTCTTCTCAACGCTGATCACTACCCTTGCGGGTCTCTTCAACGTCTACATCGCACCGATCGGCGCAAACGCTACGGCTCAGTGGGCTCTTGTAGCTCTTGTTCTCGTGGCCATGTCAGCCGTGGTGTGGGTGACTGTCGCCTGGTGCGGCGGGAAGGTGGCCCGCGTCGCCTATCGCCACGAAAGTGGCCTTGTGGCGGTGCTAGCCAACATCCTACTCGCTCTCACTTTCTGGACTCTCGCGGTCTCTAACAATCCAGCACCTGTGCTAGCCCACATGTACCGTGTGGCCGGGGCAGCCTGGAATGAGACCCAGGAGCTAGGAACCGTCGAGATGGCTTTCGCCACCTACGCCCTCGCTCCACTCAGCCTTACCTACAACGCGTTCAAGAGCCAGTCCATCACGCAGATTCTTTTTGCTACTGCGTGGTTGCTGTGCAACGTTCGCTTCGTGGTTGCGGCTGTGCAGACGGCTGCGGCGCTAACCGTCACGATCCTCGGGCACCTCGTCCGAGGGACGCTCCCTCGGTGGGAAACCCCGGAGGAGAAACAACTGCGCAAGGCCCAACAGCTCCGCGAGCTGGAGGACCGCTTGCGCGAGGAGATTGAGTCCAAGGTGGCAAGGCTTGCCCCTGCCCAGATCCTCGCGCACCTCACCAAACGGGCAAACGAGGCTGCTTGCCTCGACTCCGACTACGTCAAGATGCGGAGTTGGCCTGATGGCCTCGCAGCCATCTGGGCCGAATCTGCCCACATCGGATTCGCTGTCCTGACGTCGACCCCTGGAGCGGCATGCCTCATGTGCGTGCCAACCCATGTTCTCGACGTCGTCCGGGCTCGCGCGAGCAAGTTCCAACTGCGCGCTGGCATGGAGGCAGCCACTTCGAAACAAGTGGAGGTCGACATGGCCACGTGGATAGAGTACGCTGAAGGCCAGAACTTCAACGTGCTCGTCTGCCCTGGCCACGACATCACTATGGTGAAGCTGCCCAACACGACCAATGCGCTGTTGGGCATCAAGCTGGCCACGATCACCGAGCCAGCTCGCATCACGACCTCGGTCACGACTCACAGTTACGACCCTCACCTGATGCAGTACGAGTACGCCCAAGGCCCTGCGGTCTGTGACGATGGGCTGCTCGTGCACCACAGGAGCTCGACGAAGAAAGGCTCCTCTGGATCGTCCCTCTACAACTCGCTCCCGCGGAAAGTGTATGCTATGCACCTACGCGAGGGCAACGGCTCTGTCAACGTCGCGCTGCTCCTGCAGCCCTTTGTGGAGCTGTTTGGCCACCTGCAAGGGAAACTGACGCAAATGGACCAGAAGAACGAGAGCGACGACGCCACCGACTACGACTTCAATCGCTTCGACAGCATGGCCCTTGACTACCTCGGATCCCGAGATGTCGCTAAGTGGGGCCGGCGTGACGCGCGGTTCGAGGAGTTGATGGGTGGCTCTGGCTCCGGGAGCACTGTGACCTACCGCAAGCGCGGAAGGATCCAGCACGTCCCCCGCAAGAAGTACCAGATCGTGCAGATGCTCGCTGAGTACAAGGAGCGGGCTCCCGCCAGCGCCGTGCTGTCTTTGCGCGGACGCTACACAGCCGAACGCAAGAACGCCGGGGTTACTCACCCCGAATTGCACGGCTCTGAGCTGGACAACGCCATCGACGACTGGATGATCGGCGAGCTGCAACACCGCCTCGATCGCCGCGTACAGATGGACGCGGAGGAGCCGGATGAGGCCGACCTTGAACCACAAGAGGCCCCCTCTGGCATCACCACCATTGCTCAAGCGCGAGCTCTCGACAAGAGCGTCTGGAACGAGTCGCTCATCCCTGCCCAGAGCCTCACGGACAACAAGTCCATCGTGCCCGAGCACGGGGAGTCAAAAAACTCCCTGCTGGCCCCCCAATCGCTGCAGATGTCTCAGAGTTCTTCAACCCAACAGGGCGACTCAAAGGCATGTTTCGGAGGCCAGCCAGCTACATTGTCGACGACAGGTTCACCTACCTTGGACGAGTCTCCAGCCTCGCCCCTCCCGACACCAGCTACAAAGCCGAAGCCTTCAGTTTCGCCCTCCACACGCGCGTCGTGCGGCCTGGCACCAGGCCTGCAAGCTACCGCGCAGCTCTGGAGGTCTGCGAAACCCTCTTCGCAGCGGCTCAGTGGAGCAAGTCAGGGCACACCTGCCCAGACTGCGGGGGATCAGAAGCGGACGCCGTCGCCTGGAGTGATTGTACCCCAGACCAGCGTCGCTCAGCCCTCGCCAGCTCCGACCCCCACACAGCAGCCTACCTCGCAGCAGCGGCCAAGCGCCGCGAAGCAATCGCAAGCGGAGAAGCGCGCCGCCAGGAAGGCGCGCAAGGAAGCGAAGCGAAAGGAGGGCCCGCCGGAGGAGAGCCAACGCCAGAACCCCTCGCCCAACCACCAACGGAACGAGGTGGCCTCAGCGAAGAACGCCAGCCCCTACCTGCTCAACGGCGAGCAGCGATCAAAGCTGGCCACCAAGCTGAGGATGCCCCCCGGGCAGCTGACCAAGCTGCTCCGGGAGGTGGTGGCGTAGCGGGCCAAGGGCCCGCCCCCAGGTGGCGCCGCTGCGAGCTGCGGCACGCCTGGTGGTCTGAGGATCGCATCTTGCGGAAGGTCCTCGGACTCAACATGCTCGCATCTCCAGGTTACCCTTATTGTCTCGACCACCCAACCAACGGTGACCTCATCAAAGCCCGCGGACCGGAGTTCCTTGTGCAACTCGTTCGCAGGCGCCTGGAGGAAGCATTCCACACTGGCAAGCTAGAGTCGGACTACGTGCGCTACTTTGTTAAAGGAGAAGCGCACAAGCTAGCCAAGGTGAAGGAGGGGCGCTTCCGTCTCATCGCCTCTCTCTCGGTAGTCGACCAGCTCATTGACCGACTGGTCTTCGACTTCCAACTGCTCGCCGAGATCGAGAACTCGGCCAGCATCCCAGTGAAGAACGGACTCGATTTTTTGCGCGGCGGCCTCGATGCCACCTTCAAGCGCTTGCGGTGGGGCCCGAAGAAGCACATGTGCTGGAAAGACGTGCGCGCCTGGGACTGGCACTTCAAGGACTGGATGTATGACTTCTACTACGATCTCAAGCGGCGCATCTGCCGCAACTGGTCGGAGGACGAGGACTTCTTCCAGTTCATCTTCCGCCAGAGGATCTCTTGCGTGGCCAACGCGAAAGCCATCCTCTCGAGCGGCCAAACCTACGAGCAAACCATTGCTGCAGTCATGCGCTCTGGCTGGCTCTGCACACTCTCGTGCAACTCCAATTGCAACGTCGGCCTCAAGGTCCTCTACGCGCTCGATTCGAGCCACGAGTTCATCCCTGAGGTTCACCAGATCATCGCGATCGGCGACGATGCTCTCGAAGCCCTCCCAGAGGGTGAAGAGGAGGAGTACAAGGCTTGGATGGAGGGCCAAGGGTTCACGCTCAAGCATTGCGAGAGCGGACCCCTCGAGCGTGCGGAATGGTGCTCCCGCAACTTCGCTCTGCACAACGGCAACTGGGTCTGGTGGACGCAGAATATCGAGAAGTTCATCTGGAATCTGCAGAATGCCGAGACTAAGTCGGACATGGATAATGTCCCGGCTAAGCTCTTAGGCTACTGCATCGACACCTGTTGGGCCCAGCCGCCACGCACCAAGGAGGACCACTTCTCTGTCTTCCATTCTCTCCTCCGCCAGTACGGGGGTACCATGTTCCGGTCTCGCGATTGGATCGTGGGCCTCCACACTGGCAACGAGGCTGCAACCAAGAAGATGACGCTAGAGGGAACTCTCCCTGCAGGCGTTTCACGCACTCTTCTCATCCGAAGCGGCCTCTCGGAGAATCCCGGGCCCAATCCCAAGCGGCAACGCGCACGAGCGATGCTCCGCCAGGCTATGCCACGTTTCAAGACTGGCAACCCTTACGCGGTCCTCGCTGGCGCAGCTGCTGCCAAGCACGGTGCTCTCGAGCCTGTGCGGGACGCAGTGGACAAGGCTGATGACGCGCTCCATGCGGGTGTGTCTAAGCTTCCAGCTTGGGCCCAGACCATCGCTAGTCCTGTGGTCGCAGTGGCGGACGTGGCTCGTGCAGTCACCGACGTCGTGCTCCCTCGCAACAAGGAGGTCGAGATGAAGACCAAGGTCAACACCTCGGCCACCCAAGCCGTGGAGCAGAACCCAGGGCCCCCCAAGGGAGCTTCTCGAGCGGGCAAGAAAGCCAAGGCGAAAGCCGTGGCCAAACGCCCCAAGAAAGCTAAGCGGGTCGCCAAGAGGGTCAAGGTCATGAAGGGCGGGCGACACGTCGCCACGAAGTTCACCCGATCGGACCTGATCTTCTCCGGCACGATCAGCAACAACAGTGGAAACGGTCTGCCCCCAGGCACCGTGCTCTACTCGACGCTCATCAACCCCAACGGGACAGGGAGTCTTGCGAACCCCAACACCAATGGGATTGCCGCCATGGCCCTCAATTACGAGGCCAAGAAGTGGGAGCTCTTCGACTGCACAATCACGTTCGAGGTCAAGTGCCTCGGATCTGACTACGTCGCAGGCACCTACACAGGGGTCATTGAACCTGACCCCACCGACGGCATGCCTTCGGGTGTCGATGGCATCCAACGTGCCATGCTGATGGGAGGGAAGACCTACCCATGGAAGCAAAGCGGGCGAATTGGCTACTCTGCCAAGGGCCGTTCCAAGGCCACGAGCAAGTTCTTCGTCTCCCAGAACAACTCCGACCCTAGACTCACGTCCAAGGGCAAGTTCTGGCTGATGGTGAACGAGTATCCACAGACCTTTGGAAATACGGGGACCAGCACTCCGGTGCAAATCCCCATCCAGGTCTTCGCTCACTACACCTTCCACTTCAGCAGCCCCACTCTCGAGCCTGACGCTGGCAGTCCTGCAGGCTTGAGCTCCTTCATGTACTTCAACACTACTGGGGCCATCAATCAGGGTGCGAACAAGCCCTTCAACTTCGTCACCAACTTGCTGAGAACCGCTCAGTCAACGCTCCAAAACATCGATGGGATGGTCGCGGGCGATGACGGGACGAACGACTGGATCGTTTTTCCAACCGGGACGCAGTGGGACAACTACAACGATGTGAGCCTCGACTTCAAGGCTGGTGCGGCCACGATCTCCAATCCGACGCAGACGGCGTCGGTTGGTTCCTTCGTCGCCCAGCAAGTCGTCACCAACGGCAACTCGTCAGTGGTCTGGATGGGCCTGCTGTCGCTCAGCGCCACCCCGGTGAGTACTTCCCTGCAAAATGCAGTGCAGTTCACCAAAGCCAAAGGCTGGCAAGCCATCGGCTCCTGGGTCGGCTCTGCTTGGGGCGCTGTGAAGTACCTTGCGGCAACCTTCACGACTGCAGACAACGCATTCTGGTTCACCATCAACGGGGCGACCAACTACAACCTGACCCTTTCGGACCGGCAGCTTATGCTCGCCGGGCCTGGGACGGTGGAGTGGGAGGCCGCCCAAAGCTGGGACCGCTCTCGACCCCTGCGCGACCACTGTGAAGAGTACTTGCGCGCTGTGAGGAAGGAGCAAAAATCCGCCGAGGCCTTGGCCTCTCGCTTGGTTGAGATGGAAGCCGAGCTGGAGGCCGAGCGGCGGTGGCGCACTTCGCGTCGGGCGGCCGCGCTGCTCTCTCTGCAAGAAGATGAGCCTACAGGCGGATCCCGCCCAGCTACTCCGCTGGATTCAGCGAGCGATGGTTTCGAACACGTCGATCGCAAAGACCCGGCGGGACCTGCTCAGGAAACTAAAGCAGGTGCTGGAGGCCAAGGACGGCAGCTACACGCTGCCGGCTCAGGCCCTTCTGGCACTTCGGCGTTATCTCTCGGCGCGCAACGAGCAAGCCTCTGGCGACACTCAATACGCCTACGAGAAGACGCTGGAGGAGCTGCTGGAGGAGCTTCAACAGCAGGAGGACGACCTGCAGGAGGAGCCCTCGGAGCTCTCTCAGGGGGCCCCGTCCGAGAAGAAGGACGGGGGCAAGGGCAAGAAAGCACCCCCCGAGGAGCATTGAGCTCCATAGGCGCGCAAGCGCCTAGAACCTAGGCGTTGCGCCTAGTGGGAAAGGAAAATCCCAGGCTGGTATGGAA